TTATTGGGTGATTCAAATTATTTACCATATGGTAAGGCTATGGTTGAAGGTGGTAGAAAGACTTGGAAACAATTATCTCTTATGGAAGACGCGATGTTAATTCATAGAATTATGAGAGCACCTGAAAAAAGAATATTTAAAGTTGATATTGGAAATATACCGCCAGCAGAAGTTGATAATTATATGAATCAAATTATTGATAAGATGAAAAAAGCACCTGTTGTAGATAAAGATACTGGAGAATATAATCTTAGATATAATATGCAAAACATAACTGAAGATTTCTTTATGCCAGTTCGTGGTGGAGATAGTGGAACTGGTATTGAATCTTTACCAGGATTAACATATGAAGCAGTAGAAGATATTGAGTATTTAAGAAATAAATTATTGGCTTCATTAAAGATACCCAAAGCATTTCTTGGATATGACGAAGCAGTTGGTAGTAAGGCTACATTAGCAGCAGAAGATGTTAGGTTTGCTAGAACTATTGAAAGAATACAGAGAATTGTTGTTAGTGAATTAATGAAGATTGGTATTGTACATTTATATGCACAAGGATTTACAGATGAAGAATTAGTTAATTTTGATTTAGAGTTAATGAGTCCGTCTACAATATATGAACAAGAAAAAATTTCACTTTGGAATGAAAAAACTGCACTTGCATCATCTATGTTACAAGATGGATTAGTTTCTTCAGAGTGGATTTATAAAAATATATTTAAATTTACAGATGATGAAATTAAATCAGAAGATGATAGTATTGTATATGATTATAAACAAAAATTTAGAAGAGCTCAGATAGAATCTGAAGGAAACGATCCAGCAAAATCTGGTGAATCACAAGGAACACCATCAGATATGGCGATGGGAAGAACTGGACATGAATTAGAAGATGAGTTAGGTCCAGAAGGTGGAAGTCCAGAAGGTGGGCATCCAGGAGCCGGTAGACCAAAAGAACCATCACATTATAAAAAAGACAGTCATATTAGAGGAAGAGATCCATTAGGAGCTCATGATATGAAAAAACAAGCATCTAGTAATCCAAAATACGGTAAAATTATGGCTTTAGCTCATTTGGACAAGCTTAAGAATACTTCACTTCGTAAGTCTGATATAAAATTAATAAATGAAGCTGAAGAACTACACGAGGAGTATAAAGATGACGTTAATAACAAGTAAAGTTACTCATTATTTAAGAAGTTTTATATTTATTTATGAATAACTGTATTGGAGTGATTTATGTCTAAAAGATTAAGACACATTAAGATTAAAAATACTGGTGTGCTATTTGAAGTATTGACCCGTCAGGTGACTGCTGATATAATGGAAAATGTAGAATCAAAGGCAGTTGCTTTGATTAAAAAGCATTTTCATAAAAATTCAACTTTAGGAAAAGAGTTAGAATTATATAATATACTTACGACAGAAACATATAAGCGTCGTGAAAAGGCAGATCGATTGGTGGACGCAGTAATTAAAAGTAGACAGCGACTTTCAAATAAAACACTTAGATCAGAAAAGTTTAATCTTATTAAAGATATTAAAGAAACTTATGACGTAGGTGCGCTATTTTCTACTAGAATGCCAAATTATAGACAATTAGCATCTATTTATAAACTCTTTTTATATGAAACTACAGGTGAAGAAATAAATCCAAAAGAAATTGTAGATTCTAGAGATTTTATAGTTGAATCGATAATTACTGTAATTTCTAAACAGAAACCAAAAAGTGAATTAGCTCAAGAATATATTGATGAATCTAAAGATGTTAAATTATTAGCTTATACTTTAATGGTTGAAAAATTTAATAAAAAATATAGTACATTAAGTCATGCTCAAAAAGAAGTTTTGAGAAAATATATTAATAATGTATCAAATACAAATTCTTTATCAGAATTTATAGTAGGGGAAGTAGTTAATATTAAGAGTGCTTTGAAAAAATTGGTACCTAGTGTAACTGATGATATTACTAGTATAAAATTAAAAGAAGTAATTGCACAGGCTGATACACTTTCGGAAAATAGTAAAGGGACTGAAAATAAAGTAATTACTCTAATGCGGTATTATGAACTTGTTAAGGAATTAGAAGATGTCTCAAGAAAATCTAAAAAACTTCATTCGTAGAACAATAATAGAATTGTTAGATGATGAAAAGTTAGCAGAAACCACTTTTAGTGGAAATGTACCTGGATATCAGACTCCGTTTGCATTTACTGGAAAGGGGAAAGCTAGTAAGAAGAAAGAGAAAGAGGTAGCTACTAATTCAACTGGATATAAAATTGTTGAAGGTAAATATCACGATTATAGAAATGATGAATCTTTATCTGCAAAACAAAAAATTGGTCATTCAATGAGAGAGATTCGAGACCACCTCGTAGAAATTGATAAATTGACTAAAATGAATGTGAGGTTGAAGAATGAGATGGGAGTTGATTCAAGGTCATATTGGAAAAATACTCATAAGGCGATGAGAAGAGTTAGTGAACGATTAATTAAGTTAGCGAAACGAGTTGGGCAATTATATTAATGTTGAAATTAAAAAATTTACTTTATGAGCAGGAAGTAGTTGATGGGCGAAAGTTAAAAAGGGCTAAAATAGCTCTTATTCGTTCAGAAGGAGAAATGCGGGATAGTCTAGGTAGAATACAAAAATATTTAAAAGAATATCCACATACAAAAGATGCATCTAAAGCTTTAGAAAAATCTTATAAAAAGAATGTAACAGTTTATATGAGAGAAGCGTTGAAAATACTTAGAGGAGTTCAGTAATTATGAATCGAGAATTGTTAGTAGATTACTTACCTTTTGAAATATCAAAAGAACAAATAAATGAATCCATGAAAGAAAATCAAGGTAGATTAGTTGTTCGAGGTGTATTGCAGAGGGCCGAGGCTAAAAATCAAAATGGTAGAGTTTACCCCAAAGAAGTATTGATGAGAGAAGCTAAAAAATATACGGAATCTTTTATTAAAGAACAACGAGCTTTAGGTGAATTGGATCATCCAGAAAGTTCTGTAGTAAATTTACAAAATGTTTCTCACAATATTAAAGAAATGCATTGGAATAATCATGATTTGGTTGGTACAGTAGAGGTATTAGGAACTCCAGCAGGTAACATTTTAACAGAATTATTTAAAGCAGGTATTAAGTTGGGTATTTCATCTCGTGGAATGGGTTCAGTAGAAACTGTAGATGAATCTGGTGATGATGATACACAAGAAGTACAACCTGATTTTGAACTTATAGCATTTGACTTTGTTTCTAACCCATCTACACAGGGAGCTTTTATGTATCCAATGCAAGAATCAGTAAATAAAGATGTACCTGTGGGTAGAACTTGTGGTGATTATTGTAAAGCGGAATCTATTATTAATGATATTTTACGAGGTGCATAATGAAAACGCATAAAACTTTTAGTTGGCGTAAATGGAATGACTTTATTCTTGAAAAGAATGATGTTTTAGAAGATTCGGATTATAAATTTGTTTTAACTCTACCTAAACATATTTATGGTGGAATGAGAGCAGTGTTTAATTCAAAGAAGACAGCGGAACGGTATATGGAAGATAATATTGGTTCAGAAGCTTGGAAACATGTAAAAATTAAAAAGGAAAGAGTTAAATGATATCACCGTATAAAGAATTAATGGAAAGAGAATTGAATGAACTTCCTGCATTTAGTTCTCCTGAAGCATCTAAACAAGTTGATATAGACCTTGTTAAAATGTCAAAACTTTTAGGTAAAACATCACAACTAGTTATTAAAATAATGATGGATGGAGTAAAAAGTAATAAATATGATGCAATGGATTTACAAAGAGGAATTCAACAGGGTGATGTTAGAAGAACACATCATGGAGAAATGAATTTTATACAACAATTGTGGGGTAAAGTAAGAAGTGGATTTAGACGATATTCACCTACCGGAAAATTAAGATAATCTTGGAGAATTAAAATGGCTAAAAAAATAAAACTGAAAAATTTAATCAAAGAACATATTTTAGCTGGAGGATTTGTATCACAACCAGCAATGATGGATATGGATATATTTAGAACGAAAATTAAACCTAAAAGTGAAGATAAGACTCCTACTATTAAATTAAAAAGTCTTGTTGAAGAAGAGGAAACTACCTCTCCAGTAAATGCAGGTAAATTTAATAACGCATTGAAAGCATTTCCAAAATTGGGTGAAGCAATTTATGGTAAACATGATCTAAAAAGTGTTGCTGAAACTCTTTCTTATTTGGCAAAAACATCTAGACAACATGCTTTAAGTGAAACCGAAGAATGGTTTGATAAAATCACTGTAAATCGCAATATGAAAGAATTAGGTGCTCTTTCAGGACAATTTAGTAAAATTTCCACTGAAGCAAAATCACTTCAAGAAAGAATGAGTGCATTATATGAAGATATGGGGCATATTATTAATAGATATTATGATTTGGATGAAGCAGATGAGGAAGAATTGGATCCAGTAGGACAGGAAGATGATGATATAGATAATGATGGTGATTCTGATGATAGTGATGAATATTTGAGAAATCGTAGAAAAGCTATTGCAAAAGCTACAAAAAAAGAATCTAAAGAACCTAGACCTGGAACATGGGATGTAAGGGAGTTTGGTGATCCTTTACCCACTTTAGCAGATTATGTAAAATCTACGTTGAAAAAAGAGGATAAAGTTGAAGAAGCACAATCATCTGCACAGAAAGCTGCATTTCAAAAAATGTTAGATAAGAAAAAAGGAAAAGATGATGATGATAAAGTTGATGAAGCTGCAGCTGATCCAAGACTTAACAGTTTGAGGTCACAGTTAAGTAAATTAAGACTTAAAATTAAACAAATGGCGAATGAACCAGGTGGGTATAGAGCATCTGAAAGTCTTAGAGGTAAAGCACAAGGTTTACAAGCTAAAATTGCTAAAATTGTTGCTGAATCTAAAAATGATTAAACTAAAAGATATCATAAAAGAAGCTAAATGGTCAGACCGTAAATGGGGTGATCCTTTACCTACTTTAGAAGATTATATGCCTGAAGCCGAAATGAAATTACAACCTAAAGGTGGAGGTAAAACAGTTACATTTAAAGATAAAGACAACTATGAAAAGGCTAAAAAATCTGGTGATTATGAAGACATCGAAGGGTCAGAAGATGGTGGTGAAAAAGAAGAACCAGCAGGTAAATTAGGTGGTGGAGATTTCGAAAGAGATTTTGAAGATGACCCCGATGATATTGATAACTTAGATACAGCACTTGATGACGTACCTGATACAACCGGTGGAGACCCAGATGATTCTTGGGATGATGACGAAGGTAAACCAAAACCAAAAGCAAAAAGAAGTGATAGATATAAAGATGTTGATACTTCTTGGATGGACGATCCTGATGCAGTCGCGGCACAAGGACAACAAGGTATGCAGCCAGGACAAGATGAACCAACTGAACCAAAAGGTGGTGCAGCCAAAGAAATAACAAAAGATATGAAGTCCATACCATCAGCAGGTGGTAACAATGTATTACTTGCAAAAGGTACAATAGATCATATAGAAAGACATAATAAACCAGGTGAAGGTTCTGTTTTTAGTGATGATATAAGTATGGATGATGTTCAAAAAGCCATAAGTGAAATACCTGAAGAATTTTATGAAAAAGGTGGTGGAGTACATACTACAACAGTTCCAAATGCTGGATATAATTTAGTTCAAAAGGCATCTGATATCAAAAAAGACCATCCAAATGCTAAAAAAATTATGGTTAAAAAACAAGTTGGATATGATAGGGATAAGAAAGAACCTATTATGAAAGAAGTTCCAGCTTATATAATAGATGATGATAAAGAAAAGTTTAAAACAGATCAATTAAGTGTAGTAGTCAGACCATCTAATCCAGATTTTATGGATGATGATGTAAAAAATAATTCTGATGTTAAAAAAGATTTAGATGGTAAAAAATCACATTCTGTTCTTACTTCATTTCCGGGAGATCCAGATGTTCCAACCGCAGATAAATGGGAAGAAAGTGGTCATGCTATAATTATACCAAATGGTGGTAAAGATGCCGATAAAACAAATTGGGCAGGTGGAAAAGAAGAATCAATCACGATAAACGGTAAGCAATATAAAAGAATTTCAGAATCAGTAGAACATACAGTATTTGATCCATTTAAAGAATCAAAAAAACAACTTGGTGATTTATATACTAGGATGAAAGGTAAATAGAGGTTATAATTGATAGAAGTAAAAGTTAAACATAATAATATAGAAAAAGCTTTACGAGAATTTAAGAGAAAGGTTAAAGACTCTAAATTAATGATAGAATTATCTGAGAATAGTTATTATACTAAGCCATCTGTTAAACAAAGGCGGCAAAAGCTATTAGCTAAGCTCAGAATGAAGCAAAATACAGAAAAAGACAATAATAATAACTAATTTTAGACCTTTTTGTTAAAAAAGTTTATATTTATATAAAAACAAATACACTATCGGGAAAACCTTCCCATCATATAGTGTACCAATGAATATGTCATATAATAGTTCTCAATAACTATTTTAAATCCAAACAAAGATAATTATTAATTTAATTATAGGAGAAAAACAATGGATGATCTTTTAAAAGAAGCCATTGCAGATGCGAAAGCAGTTCGTGAAACAGCTCTTGAAAATGCCAAAGTTGCTTTGGAAGAAGCTTTTACACCCCGCTTGAAATCTATGTTGTCTAAGAAAATTCAATCTGAGATTGAAGAAGTAGAAGACGATGAAGTAACAGAGCAGGATGAAGAAGCCGATGAAGAAGCCGAAGAAGAATCTAAAGATGAAGGTGTGTATGAAGATGATGAAGATCCTTCTGATGAAGATTCTGAAGAAGAATTTGGTGATGAAGAAGCTCCTGAAGAAGAAATGCCCGAAGAAGGTATGGAAGAAGAAGGAGTTATCGAGATTAATGGTGTAAAATATGCACCAGTTGTTTCTGAAGAGGATGAAGAAGAGGGTGAAGAAGAATTCCCTGAAGATGAAGAAGATGAAGCAGATGATGATATGGGTGAAGGTGAGGATCTTGATTTAGAAGCCGTTCTGAGAGAATTAGAATCAGAATTGGAAGAAGATGGAGATGCTGATTTTACTGAAGAATCTGAATCTGATGAAACTGAAGATGAAGAAGATGAAGCCGATGACGAAAAAGAAGATGTTGACGAAGAAGTTGACAAATCTTCTGGTATCGGTAAATCTGATAATCACAAAGGCGAATCTGATGAATCTTCTAAAATAGGCGTTCCAGGAAAAGCAAAACACGAATCAGTTGAAGAAACTGAAGAAATGATTGCTGAATCTGAAGAAGCACCTGTTTCTGAATCCGAAGATGAAGAAATTGATTTAGAAGAAGTATTAAAAGCACTTCAAGAAGAAGATGAAGAAGATACAACTTCTGAAGATATGATAAATCTTCAAACAGAACTAGACGAGCATCGCGATGTCGTAAAATATCTTCGTTCTAAGTTGAACGAAGTCAACTTACTTAATGCAAAACTTTTGTTCACAAATAAACTGTTCAGGTCGTACGGTTTGTCTAATGATCAGAAAATGAAAGTAGTTGAAACCTTTGATAGAGCAAAGAACCTTAGAGAAGTCAAACTTGTTTACGCAACGATGGCAGAATCTTATGTTAATGGATCTACCAGAGCAGAAATTGTTAAAGAATCAAAAAAGGGGTCAGCTTCAAAACCAGTTGCTAGCACGAAATCTGAAAAACAGGAACAAGAAATTATTACTGAATCAGATGTAATGAAGCAGCGTTTTATGAAGTTGGCTAATATCCTTTAAAACTGGAGAATTATTATGTCAAGTAAGGCAATAGCAGAAATTATGGATGGCTATAACCCGCATATTGAGCGTCGGAATGAAACGAAGAAGCTCATAGAAAAGTGGGAAGCTACCGGTCTGTTAGAAGGTCTAGAAACAGAAAATAAAGTTCATACAATGGCACAGTTGCTTGAAAATCAAGCACGTCAGCTTATTGATGAATCTTCAAGAGTTGGTGGACCAGGTACAGAAGAATGGAGTGGAGTTGCACTTCCTCTAGTTAGACGTATCTTTGGTGAATTGGCAGCACAGGAATTCGTTTCTGTTCAGCCTATGAACCTTCCATCAGGTCTGATTTTCTATCTAGATTTTAAATACGGTACAGCCAATCAAGGCTTTAGCGTAGGTGAAGATGTTTATGGTAACACATCAGCATCTGGTGATGCAAGTGGTGGTCTTTATGGTGCAGGTAAGTTCGCTTACTCAACCAAGCAGCAGGTAACTGCCGCACAGTCCATTCACGCATCCACAATAGCAAGCGGAACCTATATTACTGGTTCTGTTGCAGCAAGAGATATTGATCATGAACCTGATTTAACTATCGGAACAGCAGGTGCAGATAACTCACTTAATAAAGTGACAGTTTCTACTGCAGGTATGACTCGTCCCGATAAAGAAGCAGTTCGTTCAATGGCGATATCTGGTACGGGATTTGATGAGTATTTCCCTGCATATACAAAACTGTCTGGTTCAGCAGATACAGAAGTGGTGTTTATTGTTAGAAACTCCGCTACAGGCACATTAGGTGATCTGACTGTTAATTATAGTCAGCAACCTACTGATTCAACTCGTGGTGACTTTGAAGTTAGCGCAGCTGAAGATTGGGCAGGAGATACAGGCGATGTTGGAATTCCAGAAATTGATATTCAGTTAAGACAAGTTAGCATCGTTGCTAAAACTCGTAAACTGAAAGCAGTATGGACTCCTGAGCTAGCTCAAGATCTTAACGCTTACCATAGTGTTGATGCAGAAGCAGAGCTTACAGCAATGTTAAGTGAATACGTTTCGATGGAAATCGATTTGGAAATCATAGACATGCTTAGAGCAAATGCAGACGCTAAGACCGAATATTGGTCAGCAAGAGTTGGATATGAGCACAGTGACGGAACTTTCGCTGAATCGTCAGGTAACTCAAACGCTTATACTAAAGGCGAATGGTTCCAAACTCTTGGAAACAAAGTCCAAAGTGTAAGTAATGCAATTCATCAGAAAACTCTACGTGGTGGTGCTAACTGGATGGTGGTCTCACCTGAAACAGCAACAATCATAGAGAGTATTCCTGGATATGCAGCAGATACATCTGGTGAAGCTACTCAAAGCTCATTTGCAATGGGTGTACAAAAGGTAGGTATGTTGAATAGTCGCTATACAGTCTATAAGAACCCTTACATGCTCGAAAACGTCGTATTAATCGGTTTTCGTGGCAGTAACTTCTTAGAAACTGGTGCGGTTTATGCTCCATACGTTCCTTTGATAATGACACCTCTTGTCTATGATCCTTCTAACTTTACTCCTCGTAAAGGGGTAATGACGCGTTACGCGAAGAAGATGGTCCGTCCAGAATTTTATGGACAGGTAATCGTAGCAGACGTTAATTACGTTTAATCGTAGTTAGTCATTCTGAGATTTTTAATCTCAAATAAAATAAGCCCCGCATTTTGTGGGGCTTTTTTTATGCCTATTTATCTAGGGTGCTATATTTATAGATGAAGAAATATATTTATTTTAGGAGATAATAATGCCACAAACAGCAATATGGCCCGGAAGTAGTTCATTTGCATCAGGACAAACCCCATTTGGAATCTATGAT